CTCCACTCCCGGATCCAGACGACTATGAGCCCTACCGATTCCAGGCAGAGAACGGTCAATGGTACACCCAGGAAGAATACGAACAGATGAGCCGAGAAAGAGATGCATACCATCAGCGGGAGCGTGAGGAAGCAGAGAAGGAAGCTCAGATGATCAGAGACTACCAGGAACAATACCAGAAGGACCAGGAAGCAGAATGGAAGCTCTACCAGGAACAAACGCGGACAGAGCTGATACATAGCATGGACTTTGATGCAAACGACGCCTACCTGCTAGAGAAGATCGCAATGGCCGAAGCTGAATCAGAGGACACCGAAGGCAAGGCGCTGGTCATGCTGGTGGTTCTGAACCGGGTATGGGATGCAAGATTCCCGGACACGATCGAAGAAGTGATCATGCAGGACGGAGCATTTACACCGGTGAGCAATGGCAGATATGACAAGGTGGAGCCGGATGCCGACTGCATGAAGGCAATGGAGCTGATCACAGTAGAACACTGGGATAAAAGCCAAGGAGCCCTCTACTTTGAAAAGGCCAGCGACGAAAGCACCTGGCATAGCAGGAACCTGCAGAAGTTATTCACACACGGAGCGCACACCTTCTACATAGAGAAAGAGTGAGGACAATGGGAATCAGAATGGAAGTCAAGCTGACGGATGGGTACCAGCAGCGCTTCACAAGTGCGTGCCTGGCTCAGATCGGAAGCAGAAAAGAGGTAACGAAGATTGAAAATGGCAATGAAGGACGGAAAGATCATGCTGATCGAGGTGGACAATACACAGATGGCAATCATAAAGTCCTGGAACTCAATGAAGTACGACCGGCGCAAAAACATGATGATCGGAGACTGCAGCAAGGAACTGCTGGACAAGCTCTCCAAAATCGTGAGACTGCCACCGGCCATAGAAAGCTACAGGCAGCGATTGGATGAAACACAGCGAGCCGTAGATAAGATGCGAGTCGAGAAGGGACCGGAGGCCCTGGTTAAATACCCGGTGCAAGGCAGCCTTTACGAGCATCAGGTAAGAGCAGCCAACATGGCGCTCCTGACGTTCGGCCTCGCGGATCCGAAGGAGGTACTGAAATGAAAGACGCAAGCATGTCGCTCGGAATTTACTTCGAGATAAAGGATTCAGGGTTATACGGAGGAGAAGGAACCACCGGATACGCGGCCACGATCGTGGAGATCTCGATCGAAGGACTGCAGAATGCTAACTTTGAAAAATACGCAAACAGCCAGCTAGAGGCGATGGCCAGCATGGCCAAGGTTCCGAAGGAAAAGGTGCGAATCATATCAAAAGACGAATATGAGGAAAACACCGAGGAAGAATAGGAGGCAACTATGACATACGATGAAATCATCGAACAGCTGGAGATCACCAAGAGCAAAATCAAAGAGATCGCCAGGAACGAATATGGTGGAGAGTCATGGAACGACGACCTGGATGCGTTGACAGAAGCAGCGGACATCGTCGCAGACTACAGCAAAGTAACAGCTCAGGCATCAGAGATGAGCCAGAAGTACGAACAGCCAGCAATGGCAGTCAGACGTGCAGCAGGGCTTTATACCTGCCCGCTTTGCGGCAAGAGAACACAGGTCGGCCACACGCACTGTCACTGGTGTGGAAAGAAGCTCTCCTGGGACAGAGAAGCATACGCAGACCGCGACTACCCGCATATGAGCGCGAAGGGAGGCAGAAGACGATGATCATACAGTTAGAGATTCCAAAGGAATTCGCAAAAGACTACGCAAACAATAGATTTGATGACTTCTTCAGGAGAGTCTACGCGGATATTGATAACGAAGGAATGTGCGGCAATTACGAAGGCGAAACAGCTCAGATGATGGCGCGCGCGTTCAAAGAATCGAGGTGCCTGGACTATGAGAAAACTCGTTGATGCACCCAGGAAGAAGAAGCAGTGGACCGAGAAAGAGGAAGCCTACCTGCAGGATAAATGGGGCACGGTCTCCATCAAAGGGCTGTCCAAGGCTCTCGGCCGATCGGAGAACGCCATCATCGTAAGAGCCCAGCGGCTCGGATGCGGCGCACACTTGGAAAGCGACGTCCGGATCTCCCTGAACCAATTCATGCTCGCACTTTACGGTGGAGCGCAGATGGGAGGCTACACCAGCAACCGGCTGATCCAGAACGGGCTGCCAGTCAAATGGCACCGAGTGAAGAAGAACCGCTTCAGAGTGATCGACATCGAGGACTTCTGGAAGTGGGCCGAGAAGAATAAGAGTCTGCTGGACTTTTCGAGATTTGATAAGTACACGCTCGGAGCAGAGCCGGACTGGGTGGATGAAAAGCGCAAGGCGGACTTTAAAAAGCTGCAGCTTCATGGCCAACACAACGCAGCCTGGACAAAAGCAGAGGACGACAAGCTCCGGTACCTGCTGGAGAAGAACCGGTATACATACAGCGAGCTGGCGCAGAAGCTCAGACATTCAGAAGGAGCCATCAAGCGCCGGATCCTGGACCTTGGAATCGAGACTCGGCCAGTTCGGTGCCCCCCGAAAATGGACAGAGGAAGAAGTGGAAACTTTGTGCAGCATGGTAGATGCAGGATACGACTTCACTTTGATCGCAGAAAAACTGAACCGCACAGCACTGGCCACACGCGGTAAATTCGAAAGACTGCAGAACCCGGAGTACAACAAGCGCTACAATCGCGGCCAGAACCGGGACTATGAATACCAGGGAATCAGAAGCATAAGCGGAAAAGGCATCCTGAAAGACAGAAAGCTGATGGATGGCGTAGAGTTCCAGGAACTGCAGCCAGCAACAAATCAATGAAGGAGGAATGATAATGGCAGCCACCACGAATAAAGGCTTCGGCCTTTTATTTGAAATGGGATGCGGCAAGACCAGGACAGCAATCGCTATCGCAGGAGCCGCATACCAAAAAGGTGCGATCCAGAGAGTCCTGGTGATCGCACCAACGTCGGTCGTGTCGGTCTGGCCAAAAGAGATCGCAGAGGTCGCAGACTTCAAGGTGACCTGCAAGGCGCTCCTGGGAACCAAACAGCAGAGAATCCGAATGATTGAAGACCTGCAGGCGTTCCCATTCAAAGCGCTCAAGGTCGCCGTGATCAACTACGAATCGACCTGGAGAGATGGACTGTTTGAGAAGCTCCAGGAGTACGACGCTGACCTGATTATATGCGATGAGAGCCAGCGAATCAAGACACACGACGCAGAGCAAAGCAAAGCAATACATAAGTTAGGAGACCAGGCGAGGTACAAGCTCATCCTCTCCGGAACACCGGTGCAGAATGATGCAATCGACATCTGGAGCCAGTACCGGTTCCTGGACGCTTCGATCTTCGGCCGGAACTTCTATCAATTCAGAAACCGGTACGCGATCATGGGAGGATTCAACCGGAAGCAGATCGTCGGATACAAAGACCTGGACGGTTTGATCCGAAAAGAGCACTCGATCGCATTTAGAATCACGAAGGAAGAAGCAATCGACCTGCCGGAGCAGACGTTCATCAAGAGGAAGGTCCAGCTCGGCAAAAAGGAGAAAGACCTATACAACCAGATCAAGCGAAGCAGCTATGCAGAGTTATCCAACGGAGACAAGATCACGGCCACAACCGTACTGACAAGGCTCCTGAGACTGCAGCAGCTGGCCGGAGGATTCCTGGTCACAGACGACAGCGACAAGCCAGAGCTCGTCAACACAGCGAAGCTGGATGCGCTCCAGGATATCATCGAGGACTACGTACTAGGCGCAGGAAAGAAGCTGGTAATTTTCGCAAGGTTTATCCCGGAAGTAACCGCCATCATGAAAATGATAGATAAGACCTTCCAGAAGACAGGAAAGAAGCAAGTGGCCATCTACGGAGCGATTAAGAAAGAAGACCGCGGACCGATCATCAAACAGTTTCAGGAAGATCCGGACACCGTGATCATCGTCGGCCAGATCGACACCCTCGGCGTCGGAGTTACCCTGACAGCTGCAGATACATGCGTCTACTATTCGAAAAACTTCAACTACGCCACATACGAACAGAGCCTCTCCAGGATCCACCGAATCGGCCAGAGGAACACCTGCACATACATCGACCTGGAGACCGAAGGAACCGTGGATGAGATGATCGGCAAGGCACTGGCCAGAAAAGAAGATATGGCCAAGACAGTCGTGGATGACTGGCGTGCGTACTTTGAATAGGAGGCAACATGATGATATTAAAGAAAATCGCTCACAAGGTCGCTCAGGCATTCAGGCTGGCCCAGGCTGCCGATAAGAAACTGTCAACCGGCATAGCAGCAGCGCTGGATGCTAAGGCAGAGCAGCTAAGAGAATACGAAAAGAGCTTCGAGCCAGAACCTCCGAAACCGGATCCTTTGCTGGAAGCGCGCACATCACTGGCGCAGGCTGGATTCAGTGCAGCAGCAGCCACATATGCGCTCCGGAGATTCGCGGAAGCATTGAAGCCGGAGCCATTGAGCCACCTGACCAATAACTGGCGGAAGATGCATGGTCTGCCGATGCATCGAAAACCTGCGTCATTCAGAAGAAGGAGGAAAAACAGTGGAACAGGAAAGCAGAGTAAATAATCCAAAGCCGTGGATCGCGCAGCTATTCTGCAGACACCATGGCGAGTGGTTCAGAAGACAAGAGCCGTTCTACAACCTGAGCGGCGAGACGCAGTATAAAGTCTGCACA